GTAGATGCCGACGTGGTCAGGGCCGCTGCGGGAGGACGTGTCGAAGAAGATAAGGTCTCCGACCTGAAGGGCGTTCATACCCACAGCCTTGCCCTGACCGATCATGTCGTACGTGGTGCGAGGAAGGGAGATGCCGAACTTCTTGTAGACCTGAGTCACCAGTCCGGAGCAATCGACTCCGGACCTTAGATCATTGCCGCCCCAGACGTACGGGGTGCCGATGAAGTTCTTGGCGTAGTCGGCGAGATCCTTGCCGTTGACAGGCATCAGCCGCCTCCGATCATCTCCATCAGCCAGTTCATCCCGTTGGTGGCTGCCTGGTAGGCGCCGTACTCGGGATTCTTCTTGGCCTCTTCCTGCGCCATCAGTTGCTGCGAAGCGGCGGTCACGCCGCCTGACGTCTTGCTACTCTGGCTCTGAAGATCAGAACCGATGTAGTTCGACGTGGTGGTGGTGATCGTCGGGTTCGCCTGCTCGTACTTGTTCAGGATGCTCTTGAATCGAGAGATCTCGGTCTTCGTAGGGTTACGGCCCAGGAGAACCTGGGCCGCGCCCTGGAAGAGAGCGTGAGCGTCTTCGGCCGTACTGAGGTTGTACGACTTGGACGTCTGGGTCACCGTCTTGGGCTGAGCGGCTGCCACCTCTCGCTGAGAGATGTCCATGCCTAGGACTTCCCAAGGGCTGATCCGCCTACCGGCCACGTTGTAAGCCGTGGCCGAGTCGACGTACTGGGCCCAGAGGGCTGCGATCTGGGCGTCCTTCAGGTTGCCTGTATCCGCACCGGCCAGCGAGAGCTGAGACAGGAACTTGTCCTTCGTCTTGGCGTCCCACTGGTAGTACCACTGCTTGGCCTGCGAGGAGGACATGACAGCGATGCGGGCCCCTGTGCCCATGTAGACGTAAGGGTCCTTTGGGTCCTGCTTGAAGATCTGCCCGTAGGGCGAACGGGTCGGAGCGGTGGTTCCACCGCTTCCGGCCACCCTCTTGACAGACTTACCCAGTTCGCTTTCACGCTTCTGCTGATAGGGGCTGACTCCGCCCATACCACCGACTTCACCTGCTGGTGTAGACATCAGAACACCCCCTGCTCAGCGAGTACGTCAAAGATGGACTGCTCCTGAGCTTCTTCCACGTTACCCTGGAAGGCTTCCAACTCACCGAGCTGGCGCTCCTGGATCACCGTGTCCTCATCGAAGCCCATATCTCTCGACAGATAGCGATTATGGAGGTCGCCGAACTTAGTGTCACGCTCGATGAGCGTGATCACCAGAGCGTTCCACTGGCCCTTGAGGTCAGCGTTCGTCTCTGCGTTGATATCAGCAGAACCTTCCTCGGTCTCGCCCCTCATGAGAAGGGCTCGCTTCAGGTCGTCCCTGTAGGACAGGTACGTCTTCAGCGTGTAGATATCGGACCTCATGCCGGTGCTCCCTTGAGGGTTGACGGCCTTGGCCCACACCTCCGGATCGTCCACTATCTGACGAAGGGACTGAGTGGCTCGGTCGTAGTAGTTCAGGTCGAACGAGTTGTACGCCTTAGACCAAGCCGCGTTGTAGTTCGGGTTGTCCTGCATCTCGCCGTCCTCGCCGATAACGCGGGGAGACGAGAGGACTTCCACCAGGGCCTTCTTCTCTGCGAGCAGATCCTCGGCACCTTCGTCCTGGAAGGTCTTCAGGCCCCGAGAGAACAGCTGGGCGTACAGGTCGTTCATGTAGCCCTTGTACTGCCTCCATCCCCGCGCCAGGTCCGACTGCTCAAGAGACTCACGAGCAGACATCTTGGTGCGAGCGGTGGCTCCGCTCGCTGGATCGACCGGGTTGTTTCGCTGATAGAAGAAGGCGCCCTCGGAGTAGGCACCCTCACCCTCGGCACCGACGATCAGGCCAGCCCACTCGGGGCCGACCTTGCTGATCAGATCCTGGTAGTACTTCGAGGCGTAGACAGCTTCAGCCGTAGGCTTCAGACCAGAGTTGTTCTTCGACATAGACTGCGCGAAAGTATAGGCTGAGTCGCCGTACTTGTCGTAGAACTTCTGGTCCGCGTTCTCGGGGTCAGCCGCCTGCATCTGGCGGTACTGGTGACGGAAGAAGTCGTACGGGTCCTTGGCCTGCATGGACACCGGAAGAGTCGCCGCGAACAGAGCCTTCATCCAGGTCTGCTTGGTAGCCCGGTCCGTGATCTCCTCCCACGAAGGCTTCGTCTTGCGAAGCCCCTCACGGTACTTGTAATCCTCGGCCTGCATGATGTACCACAGGTTGCCCTGGTACGTCTCCGTCAGCTCACCGGCACCGGCAGCCTTCCTGGCCCAGTTCGGGAGGAAGGTCTCCAGATTCGACTCTGTCGCACCGAACGGCAGGATGCCGAGATGCTTGTAGAAGTCGGCGATCTTAGGATCGCCGTTGGCGTCGAGCCCGGTGAACGGAAGGTTGTTCGCGGCCATCTGAACGTACGGGCCAGCACCGACCGGGATCGGCCCATCGCCGTGGTTCAGGATGATCTCGGCTGTCGACATCGGGATGTCGAAGGTAGCGTTCGGGTCAAGACCGAACGCCTTCTTGAACGCCTTACCGCCGAGATAGTCGGGGATCTGGATTACGGTGTGTCGGTCGGAGTAATCGACCAGGCGACGCTCACCGGTATCCGGATCGGTGACGTATCCGTCCTCGCTGATGCGATGACCCTGTCCGTCGGTCATGATGCCAGCCCTCGCGGGAGCACCGTAGACCTGAGGAACACGAGCCAGGATGTCAGGCTTGTCGGAGATGATGCGAGCCCAGCGGTTCCAGGACTCCTGCTGTGCACCGAAGAACGCCCCGAAGTTCCGGAGCGCATGAGACATCCTCGTCTCATAGTCCATGGTGAACGTGTTCTGCTTGACGTCCCTGAGCGCCCGCTTCCGAGCGGCGCTCTCGAACTGCTGCCGAGTAGCTTCGGTCATCCGAGTAGTGCCGGACCGGCCAGCGGCGCTCATGATGTCGTTCAGGTGAACCTTGTACCGCTGCGCGAACAGAGGGTTCCTCAGCAGGTAGCGCTGGGGCATCTGTGCCGCGATGTTGTACCAGCCGTTCATGAACCGATCGATGCTGTGCATCACCTCGTGAGAGCCCCGAGCGTACGACAGCGACTGACCGTTCACCATCGGGCGAGCCACCTCGGGAACACCTTCCAGCATGCCCTTGGTGACCTTGCCTTCGAGCGTGGCCAGCTTGACAGCGTCAACGCCAGGGAGCGCCGGGTTCAGCCACTCGTCGAGCTGGACGGTCACTCGTTCAACGAGCTGATCGTGAGGCAGACTCTGGGCGATCCTGTGGTCTCGCTTGTAGGCGAGACCGGCGGGGGTGCTGAGCCAGCGCTCCAGCTCGTCGGGCGTCTTGCCCTTCAGGTACAGACGAGCAAGCTCGTCGTTGGCGACCTGCTTGTTGAGTACGTTCAGCCAGGCGCTCATATGAGCGTCGGCACCGTGCTGGGCTACAGAGATCTGCTCCCAGTCCATCTGCCGATAACGATTCAGGAGCCGGTCAGCAGAGCTGCCCATCATGTTGCCGAAGTTCTTCTCGCCTGAAGCGAGGTCCCTGAACAGCGCGCCCTCGGCCCCCGCGAACGAAGGGTCGAAGATCTGACGCCCGATCTTCTCGTGCTTCATAGCCGCACCACCCTTGACCAGGGCGTCCATGTCGGCGAAAGCGGTACGAAGCTCGGCCATGATGTCGAGGTTGGTGTTCAGGTCGTCGGTCAGCTTCTGGACGTCCGCTGTGCGACCCTCGATGCGAGCCGTTGCGATCTTCTCGCTGAGCTTGGCCTGCTTTAGGGTGAGATCCTCGATGTCCAGGGCGAGATGCTCTCGACTGATGCGAGAAGCCTCAAGAGCACCGTCGGGCATCGCTGCCCGGCGAAGCGTCTCAAGGTTGTACTTACCACCCTTGACCGCCCGACTCACCATGTCGGCGAACCCGAAGCGAGCGACCTGGCCCAGAGTGTCGTCGGCGAGGGCTCGCGGCCCGTAGCCGAGACGGAACAGCTGAGAGAACTTCCAGAGCGAGCCGACGTAGTCAGCGAGCCCAACAGCGGACTCCCAGCCGGGACCTATCTGATTCAGGGCCTTCTGCCAGGTAGAGGCGTTCGCCTTCAGAGCCTTGTCGAACAGCTTGAAGTCGATGATCGAATGACTGTTAGCCATCTGGCTTCGGAGCAGAGGAGCCACCACGAGCTTGCCGCCGTCAGGGGAGATCATGTCAACCCGGAGAGGAGAGCCGGTCGGGTCGTACGGGTTGGGCACGTGCGCCGTACCGTACATCTCTGACCGCACGCCCGCCTGTGCGGAGGATCGCCTGGAGGCGACCTCCTTATAGAGGGACTCGGCGACCGTGTAAGAGATCTCGTCAGGAGTTCCGGTCAGACCGTTCTTCAGGTTGTATCGGTCCACCATGTTCTTGGCGACAGCCGTTTCGATCTGCGACAGGGTCGCAGCCCGCATGCCCTCATCGGCTTCCAGGTAGCGAGAGACGTACATCTCTCGGGCTTCCTGCGACAATCCTCGGACTTCCAGCAGGCTGGCGTCCAGCTGACGCCATCCGTCAGGGTCCTTGACGTCGATGTAGTGCGTGGGCTTGATGTCGTTGTACGAGTGAGCGAGCTTGACCACGCCACCGAGACTCAGGCTGTAAGCGAGGTTCACCGGAGACTTGAAGACTCCGCCCTGATCGAACGGCTTCCACTTCCGAGAAGACTGATAGGCGTTCCGCAGCTTCGCTCCGGCCGGTGTGGTGATCCGGTTGTAGTTGAGGCTGCCGATCTTGGCGAAGGCGTCGATCTTGTCGGTGATGATCCGGCTATCCCGGTCCAGCCGTGCGATCTCCTGAGACTTCGAGTCCATCAGCGCCTTGACTCGCTGTCCGAAGGGGGACGCCTGCTGCGCAGCAGGCAGTCCCTGGTAATAGCTGTCGATCGAAGAGACTCGGCTGTTCAGCTCGTTGATCTGGTAAGACAGTCGGCTGTTCTGGAACTCCAGCGTGGTCTTGGCGAACTCGTCACCCATCGACACCCGGAGCACGTTGGCGACCTCCGACTTGTCCGTCGCCTGAGCGAGGAGCTTGGCAGCCGCAGGACCGTTAGCGCTCTTGCGTAGGGTCGGCAGGTTGCGGTTCAGGACCGAAGCGGCGGTGTCCGGATTGGCTTGCTTGACGTTCCAGATCTCGTCGACGAGACCCTCGAACTGACTCTTCTGGGAGAAGCTGTCCCAGGCGACCTTGTTGGCTTCTTCGGCGGACAGTCCGGGCTGCGCCTTGAGCGCAGCCTGTTCTTCCTTCAGGATCGCGGGGGTGACAGGGGTCGTGACGAACTTGGTCTTCGCTGCACCAGCACCCTTGCCAGCGATGACCAGAGGGTCGGCGTACCAGGAGAGGCTGAAGTCCACGGCCCCCGTGGCCCACTTGCTCGGGCCGGTACCGAAATACTCCTGCTTGCGAGTCTTGAAGCCCAGCGGATCGCTGAGAGTCTTCTCGTCCTTGTAGTCGCCTCGCTCGTAAGCAAGCTCATCCTTGAGGAGCTGGTCATGGGAGAGGCCAGACCTCTCCCGCCCCTCAGGGCTCATGCCGAGCATCCACCAAGCCTGGCCGGGGCTTACGTGATGAGCAAGCTCCCACGAATCCTTGAAGCCCAGGGCCTTGTCATCGATCTCGCCAGACTTCAGGCTCTCCAGTGAAGTGCTTAGATTGAGGGCCGCGAAGGAGGCGGCGGGGGAGACAGTCTCGCTCCAAGCCTGGTACAGCTTGGCGCCGACCCACTCGATCGGCTTGAAGATCGGGAGGTCGAAGACTCCGCCACGCTGAGCTTCTCGCTGCTCCTTCAGGGCCTCGATCTGCTGCCGCGTCATCTCGCTGTCGGGCTGATTCGGGTCGATACCCATCGGCTCCCAGTATTCCAGGAGCTTGCGCCGCACAGTCGGAGGCAGGTTGTCCATCTGCTCGTAGCCGTCGAGGACGCCACGAGAAATGATCTCCATGTCCTTCGGGGAGACGTTGCCAGCCATGATCAGCCCTCCAGTTCGCCCCCATCGTCATAGTAGGGGTTGACTCCAGAGCCAAGGAGATCCTTGGCCATCTGGTTCGTTTGTGCTCGGTCGAGCGAGTTGTTGGCGAGGTCGACGCCCACGCGAGGGGCGTCCATGAACGACAGGGCGAGAGCGCCCATGTCGTCAAACCACTGACCGCCGTACTGGTACTCAAGACTCATTGCTGCCCCTTGAGCTGTCGAATGTAGTTGCGCATCGCCCAGGAGGCGCCAGGCTGGTTGGCCATGAACTCAAGAACCGGCATCCAGTTATTGAGCTGCTGCATGTCCTCGCTGCGCTGGTCCGCCAGATTCAAGGCTTCCGTTCCTGGCCCCGCCCCAGAGGCGGCCCCGGCTGTGACCGGGACGCCAGGCTGAGTCGTAGCCTCAGAGAACGGAGTCACCCGAGAAGCTGCGCTACCGAAGAGGTCGTTGAAATTCATCCCCTGAACGTTGACCTCTTGCGGCTTCTGCATGCCCTGCTGGGCTTCCTGGTACTGAGCCTGCTCACCGTAGCCAGCGTTGGGCAGGTTACGGTTCGCTTCGCTCACGGCCTTGTCGGTCCGCTTCGAGAACTTACCCGGACCTGGGGTTGGGGTTCCCATAACCTACCCTCCGCTCACTTAGGCATATGCTTGTCGGTGCCTCGCGTCAGCGAGTTCGGATCGAACGTGCCGGACTCCACGATGAACTCCCGGAACGTGTGCCCGGTCGACACCGACTGGTTCAGCCGGTCGGGACCGATGTTTCCGTCCTGGTCGTAGAAGCTCAGCTCGGGCGCCTCAAGCGCCCGGCCCTTCTCGGAACTCCAGACACCGTCCGGGCTGTGGTGGCCGACGCCGCCACGGAGATTACCTTCGTGGCCAGAGCCACTGTGCACCTGATTGAGACCCATGTGTTACTCCTTAGATCGGGCTCTGTCGCTGGGTTCTGGCCGACATCGTCGCCTCACCCTTACTTGTCATGCCGCTGAGCAGTGACATAAGGTCCATGCCCTGAGGCGGCTGCTCCTGCCCTGGAGGGCCTCCTGCGGCCCCTGGAGGGCCACCGGGTGCCTGACCACCAGGGCCACCCTGAGAGGCCGCCATAGCGGCTTCCAGGGGGTTTGTGGGAGCTGCCTGCTGCGGCTGCTCCTTAGGCTTGAAGACTTCGAGCACGGCGTCGTGGACCGACTTCCCCTTCTCGCGAAGGGCGATCAGCTTGGCCACCTTCTCCAGCTCGGGCACAGGGTCGAACATCCCCTGGGACTGAAGGGCCATCTGAGGGATAGCCGACATGTAACCCATGACACCCTGCTTAAGCGCGTCGGTGAACTGTTCGTTGTCGATCTTCTGCTGCTCCTGGGCCACGTCCAGGTTCATCGGGAGCTGTCGCTGGAAGAAGTCCCTTGAGATGAGCTGATCGCCTCGGAGCTGGAGAAGGCCAACGATGGCTCGGGCCGGGTCCTGCCCCGCCGCAAAGCCGTACGTGACATCGACCGTATAGTCTCCATCGATATCCTTAGCGGGTACGTAGGACTCCTCGAAAGGCGAGCCCTGGACCGTGCCGCGTATCGTCTTCTTCTCGTGCCCCCACAGCTTCTCGTCCATCTCGAACGCGAGCCCGATGGCGACGCGAAGGGCCTCGCCGATGACGGCTTGGCCCGTGGTGATGACGGTGTTGAATCCGCCCATCAGGGCCTGAACGCCTCGACCGGTGATGATGCTGGCGTCCATGTTGCCGGACCTGGCTTCAGGGGTGCGCGTTCCGACGCGCAGCTCCTGTTCGAGGATCTGGGATTCCTGGAATGAGGCCATCGGGATGTCGATACCGACACGCTTGATCTTGTCCGGGTTGTCGGTTCGGATGATCGCATCGTCGCCGAACGTCATCTTCTGGACGTCGCGGGGGACAGCCAGGGGAGCCCTGACGGTCTTCTCTGTGGCTTCCAGTCCAAGGAGGGCCATGCGGCTCTTTGCCAGCTGGACCCAGATCGCGTCGTCGAACGCACCACGGATCTCGTTGTCGTAGCCGGGGCGCTTGCCGATCGACACGTAGATCTTGCCGAGCGGGTTGTCCATCCGGTCCACGAGCTGCTGTCCGTGCTGCGGCAGGTACATCACGATCTGCTCTGCGTCGCAGTACTTGACGACCTCGATCTCACGCTGCTGCCAGCCGACATCAGATCCTCGCGTGTTGTTCGACTGAAGCACTCGCATCAGCTGGGGGTACTTGGCGACCAGGTGGATCGCCTCTTCGCGCCACACCTTGGTGTAGCTCTTGAGGCGGCCGAAGAGATCCCACTCCGGATAGACGCCCATCGGATTCTCGATCCTGATGTGCGGGCGCTTCTCGATGAAGTCGGGCTCGATACAGTAGATCGCCATCCCGTACGTGAGATAGTGGTCCGAGGCCGTGATCTGCTTGCCCGCGTACAGGTGCGACTCGGTCAGGTACCAGTTGGCGATCTTCGTCTTCTTCGAAGAGAAGTTCTTCGCCTTGTTGGTGGTCATGATACTGGTCGTGCAGTTGACCGAGGGCATCACGCCCATGACCTCGGCCATATCCCGAGCCGAGGTATCGACCAGGTTGGCCACGATCGGCTTGGGCCATGCGTCAGGCATGGACCCAGGGATCACGGTGTCGACGTCGCCAGAGCGGACGTCATGGACGTCGCGATGCCGCTGATCTCTGTCGGCGGAGGCCCTGCGCAGTGACTCGACCTTGTTTGTGATGTTCTCCAGTGTAAGGGCCATCTCACCTCCTTAGTTCTTCGGCTTGGCGACCTTCAGTCGCTTCCACGTCTCCGGACCGGGGTAGCCGTCGGCGTCATCGCCGGACCAGCCCTGCTTCTTCTGGAACCACGTCACGGCCTTCTTGTCGGCGTAAGTGAACGTAGGTCCGGGGCCCTTCTTGTAACCCTTGTAGCCAGCCCTCACGAGGGCTCGCCCCAGTTCAGTGATGAGGGGATGCGTCTTCCCCAGCTTGAAGAAAGATCGCCCCGGAAATGGAGCGTAGACGGGGGTAGGCTTAGGAGCGGGCTTCCCGCCTGCCCGAAAGATATCCGGCATCGGGCCGGGGTCCACGTGGTCGTTACCGGGAACCTGGTTGTGGCCGTAGTGGCCGCCCAATCCGATCCAGTCGGACAGCGAGACGGTGTCCCGAGCCCACGCGACCGGCTTGCCGCCAGGCCAGCGGTCGACGATCCCGAGCGAGCGAAGCCACTCCATGATCTCGGGCAGCGGCTTCATCGGTGTCTCTTCGAGGGAGTTGTAGGTCTTGCCGTCCACCGTCTCGCCCTTGGTGAACACCCACTCGATCTGGATGTTGTACTTGCCGGTGCGGTTGGTTCGGACGTCGCCAGCGTTACGCAGGGCCAGGGCCCTGCTGTCGGCGGGGAGGAACTGGGCGACCTCGCCAGTGAAGGGATCGGCCAGAAGGTGCGGCGCCACGCCAGCTCCCCCGCCCGAGAAGTACCCCACATGGTCGCTGTAGTCCCAGTTGGTCGAGTTGGAGGTCGTGTGATGGGTGGCCCGGCTGGGGCCACCCTCCATTGCCCCCTCGTCACCGATAGGGTGTCGGGCCGCGCCCGGCATCCAAAGATCCACCATTATGACCACCAATCTCCAGCGCCGGACGAGCCGACCTGGCTAAGATAATCCAGGTCCACAGTGACCTGCTTGCGCTTGTCGCGCTCGGACTGATACTCGTTGTTGACGTGGAACACGGTCTCGATGTCGTTCACCAGCTCACGCGCCCTGGTCTCTGCGAACCAGAGGGCCATGACGGTATCCTGCTTCGCCTTCGACTGAGGGAACCAGGTGACGAGCTGCTCGACGAGGGCCTTGACGCCCTCGTTCTGGGATCGACTCGGGAGCCTGATCAGACCCTGACCCTCCAGGGCTCCATCGAACAGCATGGACATCGAGGCGACGCCGAAGTCGGCGTCGTTCTTATTGGCCCCGGTGAAGTGCTCCTTCAGGATCGTACCCCTGGAGCCGAGGAAGTTCCTGAGGTCTCGGTTCTGGGTGACCATCAGGTTCATCGCGTTCTTCTCGATGACCCACTCGTGCATGTGGTACTTGACGGTCCAGTCCTTCAGCTTGTTGAAGAGGTCGTCCGGCTTCTGGTTTGGGGCCGTCCATACGTCAAGGACATGCCGCATCCCGGACATGCGGTCGACACCAAGGACCACCGCTGCTGCGTGTCCGGTGATAGCCGGGTCGAAACCTCCGACCACGTATAGCCCGTCCATTCCATGCGGCCTGTGTCCAGGGGCACCGGGGGACATGAGTCCCGCAACTCGCATCCCATCGATACTAGCAGCCACCTTGTTGGCAGGGAAGATCGCATCCTCAACCACCTGCTCCTGCTGGTAGACCATCTTCCAGTTCTGGGGCGAGCTGGTGGCTCGCCGTCGTGCTAGCGACCTGCCCGAGTGCCAGGGGAAGAGTCCGTCTGCGTTCGCCTCCACCAGGCGTCTTGCTCCCAGCGAGACCGGGGGTCGGTTGGTCCAGGGTGCGAGAACAACCCAGTCGTCTGGAGACTCGGCGAACTCAAGAACAGCAGGCTGAGTGAGGTACGTCCACGGAGACTCCTCGTCTTGGCCATACCACTCGGGCTTCTGAATCTCGCTATAGAGTTCCACAGGAGCGAGACGGGTGCCGACGAGTAGGAGAACGCCGCCAGGGTAGGTGAGTCGGTTGATGACCTCTCGCTGGATCCAGTCGATCTGCTTCTCGAACTCATGGGCGTTCTTACCTGTCACGGTGTCGTCGAGGATGATGAGGTCGGCACGGTTACCGTAGATCTGGCCGTTCATGCCCAGAGCCTGCACGGTAGGCGTAGCCTCGCCGGAGTCTCGGGCTTCAGCGTTCACGTAGATGGAGTCCGCCGTCCACGACGCGCTGTTCGCGTCGAAGCCGCCGTCAGGGGCGAAGTCGTGCTGAAGCTTCTTGTACGCAGGGTTGGCTCCAGCCAGCCTGTCCTTGATCGCCCTCAGGAATCGCTTGGCCATCTCCTGGGTCTGCGACACGATGATGATACGGATATTAGGGTCCTGGCAGATCCGCCAGGTGGTGTAGTTCACCGTGATCGTCGTAGACTTGGCGTGCTCGGGCGGAGTGTTCACGATGAGCATGCCGGGATCGCCGGGCTTGTAGATCTGGTTAGCGTGGAGGTCGCGTGGTTCGCGACCTTCCAGGAGGTCGTACCACTGGAGCTGGTGACCAAAGAGCTTGGTGTCGAGATACTCTTCACAGAAGGTGGGGAAGTCGGGGACTTCCTCCCGCCTGAGCTGGGCACGTTCAGCGGGTTCCATCTGAGTCAGACGGTTGTATTCCTCACGGAAACCCTTGTCGCTGTTCCGGTAGTACTGGACAGCCTGCTTGGTGATGCCCAGGTCGAGGATAGCCTTGGACATCGGGATGCCGTTCCTCAGGTAAGCGAGGATCGTATCCTTCTTCTCCTTGGTGGTCCGGTTGACAGGTCGAGGCATCGTGTCTCCTAACGTAGGGCTATGTGGACCTACAGGAGCAGCGAAGCCTGCTCAACTTTGTCAGCCTTGCCCGAAGGGGTTGTCCTTATACGCTCCCCGGCCGCAGGGCCGGGAGCTATCCAGCGGGGAGAGATTCCGGGAAGGAGAGGCTACCTGTAGGGCAGCCCTCAAGGCTGCCTATAGTAGTACTAGTAAGAGGCAAACCCGAAGGGGTTTGCCGTCTTGTTAGGCTTAGCTGTAGGACACCCCTAAGGGGGTGTCCTCTAGGTAGCTTGCTCTCTTCTATAGGTTCTATATATAGAGTGGGGGCTGACACGCCTTGCCACGCAAGGGCTTGACCAAACTTTTACCAAACTACTTCGGAGCGTAGTCAGGGAGGGCCTGGTTCGTCACTCTCTGTAGATCTGAGGGGGGTCAAGTTTGATGGTAGATTTCTGAGGGGTCTCACTCCCCTCCCCTCGCCCGTGTCTTAAATGCCCCGGGTTGTCCTGATATGTCCGTTTCCGATGTGTCCCAGTTTGCCCCAGTCTGCACCCTGTCCAGTTCGCCCCAGTGTGTCCCAGTTTGCGGGGGTGTCCGGTTTGCCCCGGCTCGTGGTGGTGTGTACACATAGTGTGCTCAGATGAGCGACTATGCGCTCACATGAGCGTACTTATCGTCAATGTGACGAGATATGGTTGACTTGGGCAACCGTTAGCCTGCCTAAGGAGTGGGGGACTATACCCCCCCAGGGTATGCAGACATAGGTCAACCATGGTCTAGGCCATGCACCAGGCACGCTTTGTGTCATGACATAAGGACAATCCATACGCGAGAGGGGATGAACACGCGCACGCGTAGGGCCTACGAATCACAGGTGAGCGAGGTTACCCACCCTTGGATCTAAGGGAATCCAAAGCTATCTCTCTTGGATACGCAGGCCAGGCTCGAGCCTGGCCTTGGATACAGCGATTACGGCAGCGACTGTCACGTTCACAGTCACGTTTACACCAGCAACGATCTAGCTCCCGAGCTGCCATTCCTCCCCGCTCCAAGGGCCAGCGCGAGGCGCTGACCTGCTGGTTCTCCACGTTTGCGCAGGTGCTTTCAGGTTTCCGAGGCGACTTCGAAGTTTCTTCTTCGCAGGTCAGAAGGCTGCCGAGCTCGATGATCAAGGCTCTAGTGTCCGTTTCATCCTGGTCTGCCCACCCCTTTGCCCGCGACGTTCCAGACTGCGAAGCGCAGAGTTATGCCTGTCACCACGACGAACCAGCCGGAAGGCGGGGGAGGCGAGGGAGGCACCGATCCTTGATCAACTCAACAGTGGCTTGACTCGAAGTGCGACGCCTGTAACGGTCGTGCAAGGCTCGGTTCCCTGCGTGGGAGCAACGAAGTCCGATGGTTGGACGTAGGCGAGTGAGTGTCACCGAGGGGGCCTTTGCGCCCCAGAGGTGATGCCCCAACACGCAGGGCACAGGTTGCCGCTTGACACGCCCCCTAGGGCGTGTCTTAGAGTCCTCCTCAACGCCTCACAGAGGCCCACAGAGCACCGCCTGAGACCAGTCACCCCTAGGGGTTAAAACACGGTCGAGGGACGCTCGGCAGGGCCTCACAGAGGCAAGGGGAAGCCTCTTGACAGCCCCTCCGGGGGCATGAAAGAGTCAAGCCACTAGCGAGACAGGCGGATGTCGCAAGACCTTCGCCCCCGAACGGGGGTACCGCCACAAGGATCGCTAGGGGCGCCGCAAGGCGCCCCAAAAAGGTCAGGGCTCTGCTCTGACCGCAGGTACGAGATCGCGGCGAGTAGAACGGCTCCCTTCCGGGTTCCGGGCTCACAGCGATTGGGATGGACCCTCCTGCGGCTCTGTAACGGAGCAGTCGGTAGGGCGGCCTCAGGGCCGCCCCGCCTCAAGGGCCTCTGGTGAACGTTACTGCCGGTCATAACGGTGGGACGGGACAGCATCCAGAGGAGTCGGAGAAATCCAGGGCCGATCTTTGAGAACTCAACAGTGTGTCGTCTAGCAGGTGATCTAAGTGATCGCTAGGCAGGCTCCATGCCGCCCGCTAGTCACGTCCGCGCCGCTAGGCGCTCCCCATACTGCAAGTACTGAGAATGTGGGCGCCGAACGCAAGGAACAACGTGGCTAGGCCAGGGCTTAATGTGGCCGCCGAACATCACTGAACGCTGCTAGGCAGTCCAACGCGACGCCGACAGAGTCGGCTAGCTCTAAGCTAGCTTGCTCCGCAAGCGTTGCGATTCCCTGTAAGAGCCATCGGTTACAGGGTGACAGTACCTAGGGGCAACCCGACAGTCAGCGACGCAGCGAAGCTGCTAGCGAAAGCTAGCTCACTTCGTGAGCTGCGCATCACCCTGTAACCCCTTGGCTCCGCAGAGAGAGGTAAGGGATAACCCATGAAAGTTACTATGGGTGGACACGCAGCTTCCGGTAGGGTGTCACACGCCATCTTCGGCGCGTGGACCTACAGCGGGGTGAACAAGTCCTGGTGTGGCGTTACCCTTTCGGGCAACGACCACAAGACGGTGGGTGACGTTGAGGTGACGTGCAAGCGTTGCGTCAAGATCGTCCCCACTTTCACGACAGCTCAGCGCAACACCGCGTTCGAGTTGTTGCAGGCGTGGGAGGCTGGCTTCGACTTCGGGGTCAGCTGGACCGTGCGTCATCAGGCGGTGCTCGACGTCGTCCCCTCGTGGGAGGGCTCGGGCATCACTCTGGCCAGGATCATCCTTTCGGGAGGCAAGTGATGTGGGTTCTCTGTGTGATCATCGGCTTGGTGGCGCTCGGCGCCGTCGGATACGGCGCACTCCTGTGGCTGTTCCGCATGATCACCAAGGGTTGGCTGTAGGGAGAGAGATGGATACTCATCGAGGGTTCAAGGTTGGCGACTACGTGATCGCCGACCGCGCCTCGTTCGACACGTTCGACGAGACGTGGAAGATCGTGGCGCTCGGCTACAATCTGAGGGGGCGGGAGTTGGTCCACGTGATCGACATCGCCACACTGAACAAGATCCAGCCTAGGCGGACGGTGTTCTATCCGCCCGAACTAAGCTACGAGGACGGCAGTCAGCCTGCCTAGCAGGCAGGGCGGAACAGTACTCGGGAGGTGCGACTCCTCCCCCGCCCACTGGCACGCTTCCGACGTGCCTGCACAAGGCTTACAGGAGGAATCATGAGGACAGTTCGTAACACGATCGCTGGTACGGTCGGGATCACCGTGGGCCTCCGTAAGGACGGCTCTGTGGCCGTCCTGTTCGACGACGACTCTATCGCCTGGTTCGACACGGAACTCTTCACCAAGTACTTCGAGGAGGTCTGACCATGAACGAGTGCCAGGAACAGCAGGTCTGGTTCGAGTTGTGGGGCTTCGACGGCTTCCGATGGGAGTTCATCGCAGACTTCGACAGTCGAGTCTACGCCGAGCGCCACGACCAGGAGAATGACTACGGCTACGAGCAGACCCGCATCAAGCGGGTCTACGGCACGGCATTGGAGCGGGGTTAGCCTCGCTCCAGCCCTGACTAGCAGGCACTAGGGTGCGAGCCCCTAGCAGGGCACTGGAGCGCCCGTGAGGGGCGCTCTGATTCAAGGGAGATGGACATGAACGCTTACCAGGTCGCAGAACTCCTCAACGCCATGATCAAGGCCGGTGAGGGCGGCACGGTGCGACGCTCAGGTGACCCGCTCCCCAGTCGGGGGTACTATGTGGGTGGCCTGTGCGAGTCTCTCGTCTTCGATAGCGTCGACACCGTCGACCGAGGCGAGGTCGCCTGGTTCATCGGCAACCACTTCGCGTCGTACTACGGCGTATGGGTGGACACCGATGACAACAAGGTGTACATCGACGCGGTCTCTCATTTCATCTTCCGCAAGAACGCCCTTGAGACGGGCAAGGCGCGGGGAGAGATCGCCGTCTGGGACATCAAGAACAACTGCGAACTCCGTGTCGCAGAAATGGAAGACTGACCTTGCCGGTGACGCTCCTGGCGGGGTGAGATGGGCCATGAAATAGGCCCACAGGGCGACTGGCAGACATCAAGGTTCGAGTCCTTGACGCCCACGGGGTCGGCAAGTAGTCGACCTTAGGAATGAGGACTATCGTGCGAGAAGAGAAGCTGATCGCCATCGTTTTGGTGATCTTCGTGCTCCTGGGCCTTCTTTACGCCCTCTCCTCTTGCGGTTCGGGCAGCACGTACTACCATGTGCCCAGCTTCGACACCCACAAGAGCAAGACCCACAAGCCTTCGGGCGGGTCGGGCTTCAAGTGGGGCGGTGGCACAACCCGCAAGCGCTAAGCACGTCTAGGGTGACCGGCAGTCACCGGGGTTCGAGACCCCGGCACCCGCTGAGAGCGTCGCAGGGACGCTCTTGAGGAGGAATAGAATGTCCAAGTTCAGGACGTACTACATGGACACCGCACTCTTCAACCTCCCGGAGGTGATTGAGACCGCAAAGGAGCGCCTGGCCGACGTGGAGTTCGACACTCTCGTCGGGACCGGCTTCTCTGGCGGTGTCGTGATCCCCAGCCTCGCCCTGGCCTTGGGTAAGAAGTTCGTCCTGATCCGAAAGGAGACGGACGACTCCCACCACGGCAAGGGCCAGCTCCTCGGTGAGCTGGGTGACCGCTGGATCTTCGTGGACGACTTCGTGTCGTCCGGCGTGACTCGCAAGAGGGTGATCGAAAAGGTCGCCGCCGCCCGAGCGGCGAACGGGTTCGGCGATCCGATCGCGTCCGAGATGGTCGGGCAGTACATGTACGTGAACTACTCCGACGAGGGGCCGAAGTTCGAGGGGTACATCCCCGAGTGGGCGGAAATCTACTGGTAGGACGATGGTAGCCAGAACGGCATACACCTAGGTTCGAGTCCTGGGCTGGCACAACGAGTGTGTAGCTGGCGGCAATAGCGCTGACACGACACGGTTACTGTAAGGCAGGGCCGTGCCGAGTGTCAGAGGTTCGTGGGTTCGAATCCCACCACACTCGCTGGCGACACGAGGGTGTCGCCTGGCTCACAGGAAGAGGATGAACATGCGATACGGACAGGTCGGCCGCAAGGAAGAGGCTGAGTTCATTCGCGACTGGTTCAGGGTCATGGATAAGCATGGCCGCGCCACCTACCAGGCACCCGACGGCTTTAAGCGGCTCGGGAACGGTGCCTACCGCGTAGCTTACCTGGCAAAGGACAGCAACGTGGTCTACAAGGTGCAGTGGCGGGCGACGGAGCAGTACCAGAGTAACCGTAGCGAGTACCTCAACCTGCGTAGCATGATGCTGTGCAAGCTCCCGGAGGAAATCCGGTTCCCCAAGTACCATCTGTGGGAGCTGGACACTCCGGGGGACGAGGTCGCGGCGATGGAGTACCTTCCCAAGCTCCTGCAAAACTTCAGCACGTTCGGCGAGGGCAGTCGGCTCTGGGCGGCGAGGAACACGCTCTGCCGAGTCTTCCCCGCCCTCTGGGACAGCCACGGCGGCAACATCGCCGTGGACGAGGAGACCGGGCAGATCGTCCCGATCGATCTCGGCGGATACTACCGCCACGGCGTTCGGGACTATGACTACTGACGCACCACAGCCTTGACTAGCAGACACCTGAGTGCGAGTCTCAGGCAGGGCGCTGCGCTTACGGCGTAAGCCGTGCGCTTTAGACGCCACTTCGTGGCGACGTGGCGACGCACAAAGCGTCGCCTTCTTCAGGGAGGACTAATGAAAGAACTGTTGCAGCTTCTCCTGGAAGAGGCGGAAGCCGAGGAGCGTGACCACTGGTACAGTCACGACTACGGCGTCGAAGACAGGGCCCTCCAGGCCCTTCAGAAGGTCATCCGCAGGGCTCAGGCCCGACTCGAAGAGGAGAAGTGACGTGCACGGTATCGGCAACTTCCACGACGCTCAGACGATCCTTCACTGGGTTCGGGCCCACGGGTCCAGCGATCGATGGAACAAGCCCGTCTGCGTCCTCGACAAGTCCGCCCCGCAAGGGTGGGAGTTCGTGGGGACGGGGAGCGATCGGTCCGTGTGGCGCTCCCCGGAAGGGGTCGGCTACAAGGTTCAGCACAACGACTACGGTCAGTGTGCTGGCGAGATCGTCAAGCTCAAGGAAGTCTGGAGCGAAGGACCGATCGACGGCATCCGGCTCCCGCAGTTCGAGAGCTACGAGGTGGGGGACGAGCTTGTCGTTGCGATCGAACTGATCGACGGCCTCACCCTCGGCAAGTATCGAGGTCCGGACGAGGATGACTTCTACAACCTGATGCACAAGGTCGAACGCAAGTACCATCTCTGGGACATGCACGAAGAGAACTGCATGGTGGAAATCTCCACCGGCAAGCTCGTGCCCGTCGACTTCGGCTAAAGGGATTAGGGCGAACGGCATACACCTAGGTTCGAGTCCTAGGCGCCCACGAGAGCGCCCATGAGGGGCGCTCTGATAGGAGCACATGATGGACGAATATTGGGACTCCAGCGACCAGTGGATCGAAGAGGGCGTCTGCATCGTGTGCAGGACTCGCTCTGAGGCCATCGTCTGCTCGGCCGTTTGCAGCGACGTGCTGTCAATCCGGGAGAGCGGTCGCGACTGCGGCGCATGATACACTGGTACTAGTACTACGAACGGAGTTCGGCATGGCGTCTCGTAAGCACAAGCGGTACGGCCAGGGTGGCTTCAAGCACAAGCACACCCCCAACCTCGCCCGCCCCAACGGCAAGGCGTGGAAGAAGCTCCCCAAGGGGTTCGACCTGTACCGTGGGCGACTGATCACGGTGCGCCAGGACCTCGGCGGCACTACGGACTTCTTCCTCTGACTCCTGCATGACCAGGGAGAGCCGCGCCAGCCTTCGGGCTGGCCGGTTGTCCCGGCATCATGACGGTGTCGACTCTTAGAGGAGAATGCATGACGGACGATGGAATGAATCCGGCAGAGGCTGCCGCAGAGGCGATCCTCAAGGGGGAGTTCGATAAGGCGCAGGCCGAGTCGTGCCCGCAGGGCGCCGACTGTGCCGTCCACTTCCGCAACAACGAGGAGTACGTCGAAGAGGAGTACGAGTACGCTCGCATGATCGACTATGTGGGCGACTTCGTGGTCATCACCGACGACAGCCCCGAAGGCAACGGCGCTCTCGTTGTCCTGAGGGCGGCCCTTGGCCTGATCGACAAGATGCCCCCTCGCTGGGAGACCTGCGTCTATTACGTGGGTGAAGGCGTCATCGGCGACCTCTCCCGGAAGGGTGAGCAGGAGCGCCGTGACGCGCTCCGGTACCGTTGGCTGCATGGCGAGTGGTCGGAGCTGAAGACTGTTCATCAGTCGACTGTGACGGCCCTAGCGTCCGGCCTGATCGACGTCTCGAAGCCTGTGGAGGGCTGATGGGATTCAAGGTGGCTAAGGAGGACGTCATCGAAGGCGTCGCTTACGCCGCTGGCGTGTCCGCCGAGGAGCTTCTGAACCGCATCGGTTCGGATTACTACGAGGTGGAGATCCGTGAGGACGAGAGGGACGTCCACGCCTACGACCAGACGGTCTACAGAGTGACGATCAAGATCGAACCCGTGGAGGGCTGATGGGACTCAAGCGAGAGAGCCTCAAGCGAGTTGAGGGTGTGGGTTACTACACATCCTACGGCTCGGACGCGAACGACGTTCTCGGCTACATCGAGAGTGACGTTCAGGACAGGCTGGAGGAAGACCCGCCGTACAACAGCTACGACAAGACCTTCAAGGTGACCATCATCGTCGAGGAGATCTGATTCCGTCCGCCCCTTTCGGGGGGCGGCGGTCTAGTCAGCACGAGTGGCCGAAAAATAAGTAGGCCCCCACCTTCGCACAGCCTTAGGGTTAGGTGGTTGTTCGCTCGTGCTGGCCAGTCCGCAGCAAGCGGAAATCGGAGAGGGGTAGCATGGCTATCTACGTGGTAAGCAGGTCCGGCAACAAGAACTTCGCACTGTATACCGACAGCGTC